ACGCCCACAAGGAGATCGTGCGGCACACGCGCGGACTGAAAGGGGCGAAGGCGGAGGTCAAGCTCTACGACCTGGTGCAATAGGCCCGAAACGAGGCGCCCCGGCGCAAGCCCAGTCCCAGATTCGACCAGGGGGGCATTGGAGTTTTTAGAGTACCCCTCCTCCTCAGACCGTGGCGACGGTTTTTTTCCAACGAAACTAATCCAACATTGGCGTCCAAAAACGTTAGGGGTAAAAGATTAGAGAAATGCCCTGTTTTCGAGCCTTTAGTTCCCATGGCAAAAAGCCCTGAAAAACCGCCGTTTTCTATAGTTTCAGGCGATACCGCCGGACCCTCCCCGCCCCGACCGCTCGGACCCCATGGTCGGCAGCTATGGCATCGCGTGCAGAGCGAGTATCGGATCACAGACTGCGGCGGGGTCGAGCTACTGTCGCAGGCCTGCGCCGCCGAGGACACTGCCGAAAGCCTTGCCGAAGCGATCGCTCGTGACGGTCATGTGGTCCACAGCCGTACCGGCGTTCCGCGCACGCATCCCGCGGTCAAGGACGAGCTTGCCTGCCGCGCCTTTGTCGTCCGCACGCTCGAACGGCTCGGGCTCAACGTCGAGGCGGTGAAGCCGCCGGGTCGTCCGCCGGGCGGTGGGCTCGGCTGGATTCCGCCGAGATGAATTAAACCGCGACCACGGTTTTATTCATCTTTGGTGCCGTCGCTTTACACCGGCTCGCGAGCGGCGGAATTATTGCAGCACTGCAATCTTTCAACCGGAGGATTCGCCCATGCCCGGCACCAAGCGCGTACCCGTCACCCGCTCGCCGATTCCTCAAATCACGTTGAAGGCTGTCGAGCTATTCGATGGGATGCGCGGTTGCCGCTGCACCTGCCCGCCGATCGATTGGGAAGGCAAGTATTGGGGACGACAGCAGTGTCCGGGCTGTAAGCGGTGGTGGGAGCTACAGAACCAACTCTGCGACGAGCTTTGCTGCAAGCCGTGGGAATATCCGTGCGTCGAGGACCCGCGCACGCAGAACCCCTACCCGCGAGGCATGCCAGCGCACCAATCCTGGCAACCCAATCACAGGGCGCAGGAGATGTGGCGGACGCTCGCCGACGCGTCGCGTGAGGCCAAGCGCGAGGAGCGCGCAGCACGGCGCGCCAAGGGCGCTAATGATGCGCCCGATCAGCCGCCAGCCACATGACGCCGATTCGCCTCACCGACACCCAACTCCGTGAACTCATGCAGGCGGCAGGGACGGTGCCCCTCGACCTCCGCGATGCCTTCCTCGCCCGGGTAGCGGCCGAGCTACGCGGCAAGGATCTCGGTGATGGGCTCGTGTATCGGGTGGCGTACGAGGTGGCGCGCATGATCGCATGGGACGCCGAGCGGACGGCGGCGGCAGGTTAGACGCGCTGGCGGCCACTCTCTGGCGTGTACGTCGCGGTCGCAGCCTGGCGGTTCTCCTTGCCCCGCTTGAAGGCACGCAGGAGGCGGGCGCGAAATCGATTGTCCATCCGCACCAGCTGTGCGTGCGACCAGTCGCCGACCTGCTCGTCGCCAGGCTGCGGTGGAGCGTCGCGGAAATATTGCTGCCACCGAGCCGCGTCGGCCGCCATGGCTGTCTCGTGGATTTGCAAAACGGGGTTCGGTAATAAGCTAAAGCAGGGCGCAAGAAGTAAAACAACGCGGCCTTGGGAAGGCCTGCCACCCGGACGACGCCAATCATCCGCCTTGCTCGCCCACGCTGGAGCCGCGCGCCAGCGCCGAGTATCGTCCGCCCGCCGCTGCCTAACTGCCTCGCTTCGAGCCATCCACCCACCTTGACCGCTTCCAGATATTGCGGGTGCGCGTCGAGGAACCGAGTCTGCCGCTCGCAGATCAGCTGACACTACTTCGACGACGGCAATCGCCTCTCGTGCGGGAACAGCCACTGGCGAAATCGAAGTCCAGACAACGCGAGCCCAACGTAAATGCTCTTCCCAAGTAGCGTCGTCGACCGGAGGCGGCACCCATTCCTGACGCAGCGCTTCAATCGCAGCCGCCTGAGCAGCCTGATAGCGGGCATAGAATTGCCGACCCCTCCGGCAGCAACGCAGCGTAATCGCGGTAGTAGGGATGGATAACGCCTTCGAGCAGGTACCCAAGGATCCACCCAATCTGGCACCGATCTGAGGCGGCCCAGATGGCGGCCCGGGGATTGTCCTGCGCCGCCTCCTTGATCATGCGTCTTTCAGCCGCGCGATTCGCCCCTTGCATCCGCGAGTTCAGATCACGCCGGGCCTGACGCGTACAGTAATGACGATGTCGACCTCCTCAGAGGTAGCGTAATCGCACAGGTGGGGTGCTGGCGGCGGGGCCGTCCCGCGACGGGCAGAACTGCGACCGGCTCTCCGTCCAGGCGGCCCGCGAATAGGGATTCCACTTTGGCGGCAGCGCGTCCCAGATGTTCTCCATGGCCTTCCACCTGATCCTGGCTACTTCAGCTGACTAAGCAGCTTAATCGCACCGGCATCGCGCCGATGAGCGAGCGCGCTCACTCCGCCAACGGCATAGACCGCCACCGCGCGCAGGAGCTCGGCGAGTTGGCGTGCTGCCCCTGGATCGAAGCGGCAATAGGCGCCGCGGGTCAGGCGCGCGATCTCGCGGAACGCGTACTCGACCTCGCGGTCGTGACCCTCCTGGAACATGAACGCCGGCACCCCGAGGCGTCCAAGTTTGCCGGCTTCGTGAGCTAGAGAATCTAAATTGTCCCCGTCCATGGCGTCGCCGACGAAGACCAAGCCGCTCACGCGCAGCAGCTTGGTTTCCTTCTGAGCGTGGATGAGGACCTTCTCGATCTGGGTATGGCCGGCCTCGCACATGATCTGCGACATGGTCTTGGCCAGCTGCCTAGGGTCGGAGAGCCAGCGCGAGGCGCGGCATTCGCCCAGACCGCGGTAATAGACGAGCTGCATGTCGAGGCCACCAGCGGTGGCGACCTCGCGGAACATCTCAGCCTTCAGCTCGCAGGCGGTGTCCCATGTTGGCTGCCGGCTGGCGGTAGCGTCGAGGGCAAAGACCAGACGACCGCGCGTGCCTGTGCTGGTCCCGGTGAGCCCTTTTATCTCGGCGAGGAAGGCGTCGACTTCGGAGCGCGACGCGGTTGCTGGGGCGCTCTCACCGCGGTTCGTAATCTGATCGTTCGGCATGTGACCACTCCTGTTTGTTTTGCCAGTGGACCAGTGAACCAAGTGGATACCCACTATCAGTACGCGCGAGATCGCAGGTAAAAAAGTTGGAGGTCTATACAGGTAGCCACTGAGTCCCCTTGATCCACTGTTTTTAGGTGACCTCCTTGAGGCGATACCGAGCTCGACCGCAGTAGACGTGCGGCTCCCTAACCAGCCAAAACTTGCGACGATCAGCGATTCGCACCACACGACCACTGCTGCGACGCAGCCACTCGCCCAATCGCTTGGCCGAAATGTTGCCGTCCTTGTCGCCGGCGACGCGCAGCAGGAGCTCCTTGAACGGATTAGGATTGAAACCGGTGGGTGCTGCGGATGCGGCCTCGATAAAGGTCGCCGTCCCGTAGATTGTGTCAGGCTTGAACTCGGCCACGCAGAGATTGAACAGCTCACGGATGTCGGCGAGCTCGGAGTCCTCCGCTTGGGTCGTATCGATGCTCGCAACCGGGTCCGGCTCGCCGAGCCAGATCAGCGGGCTACGTACCATGGTCGACCACTCGGCATAGCTGCCGAATGGTCCGCATACCTCGGGCGCCCCGGCCGCGAGGTAAGCACGCATGACCGTCAGACCGGCCGCGACATAGGTTGACCGATTCGCTCCGGCTTGCCTCAGCGTATTGCGATTGAACTTCCGCAACTCCGGCCGCTCGTCCAGCGTCTCGAGATTGCATACAAGCCCGCGGCGGACCATGTCGCCCCGGAAGGTGATGTTATTGCCGGTCGCGTAGACCGCGGTGTGGACCTCGCAGTCCGGCGTTTCGCTGCGGCCAAGTATCCTGACCTTGACCACTGGCCGCTCAGCGATCTGGCATAGGAACTCACCGCCGAGATCGTGCGTGCAGTTGTCCAGGCTAATCATCGGAATGCCGCTCAAGATAATGGACCCGAGCCGCTTTTCCGTTTCCTCCACGCTCTTGAGTGCGGTGATGACGGGACAGAGCCGGCCGGTGGCGATCACCGCGGCGGTGTCGACGAGATAGCTCTTGCCCGTTCCCGCCATGTGGGCGGCGATCAGGTGCATCGGTGCGGTAGGAAGCGAGCCGCGGACCAAAGGCGTCAGTAATCCTGAGAGGGCGACCGAGCGATTGAGCCGCTTCTCGTGTTCACCGCCGATGCGCTTGAAGGAAAATTCGGAGAGCAAGTCGATCAGCAGCTTGAGCGCCGCGAGCGCCTGATCCTTGGTCGGGTGTTCCGGTATCGGCGGGAGCCGAAGCCCCAGCTGCAAATAAAGCTCGGTCTCGGGGTCATAGCCCGGTTCGCCGAGCAGCGAGCCATCGGGGCGCAGCGTAGGCGTGGTGATGACACCGCTCACGTGCGGGAACCGCCAGCGTCGCTCGCTCGCGAGGATGACGCGTACATGCCGCAACGGCGGGTCGGTGTCGACCCACTGGTTGCGCTTGCGATCGTATTTCTGAAACGCGGCGCTCTCGGCAGCCGGTCCCAAGAAACTCTCGGGCGAGAGCTCACGCAAGCGCGCAACCGTAGTTGTGCGCCCGTCCGATGCCGACATGTTCTCAGCGACCGGCTCGACCAGCATTCCGGCGCGCGAGAAAATCGGCAGCCCCGACGCGAGCAGCGCGTCCTCGGTCTCACCCAAGATGCGAAGCAGCTGCCCGTCCATGATCTGGATGGTGGGACGAATACCGCCTTGCGATAGCGGCTGCGGGCGTGTGCGTGGCTGCTTCTTGCCGGCCTGCGCACCACTCTCGATCGTGGCCTCGACCGATGCCGCGCCGTCGTCAGCGACCAGTCGGCAAGTCTCCGCCGCCTCGAATAACCGATCGCGCACCTCCTGTTCGTCGAGACCGCCGCCAGCGACGATCTGAAACAGATTGAACGCGGCGGTATTGAGCGTCGTGTTGCGCGTGCCAGGTTGCGCGGCAGCGACGGCCTTGCACTCGCGCTCGAGCGCCGCCTTAGCCCACGCCCTCGCTTTCTTTGCCTTGGCAAGCGCGACCAGCCAGGGTGGCGCCAAGGCGGCGTTCTGTGGCCCACCCGGTTCCCATTGATACATTCCGCCGGTGGCGTTCCGGCTCGGCGGCAAACAGATGTAGCCGCCGTTGCCGCGCACATCGATGCCGGGGCCGATCTTGCTTGCGCTATTACGGATTTCGACGTTGGAGTCCCAAGCGAAAATTAAATGTTGGCCGCCGCGCGGAGTGATGGTTGCCCAGGTGGGCGGAAGCAGCCCGCGCTGCGCGATCAATTGGTCGAGCGTCGCTTTGCCGTCGATCTTTTTGGCAGGATCGAGGTCGAGATCGACCGCCCATATTCCGCTCGTGGGACCCATCGGCGCACCGATCATGGCGTTAGGATATTGCTGCCACCATGCGAGGATTTGCGTTTCGTCTCTGGTCGCGTCCTTGAAGCCGTTCGGTGTGAGCGGCTTCTTATCGATCGGATTGCACGGAAAGACCGGAATGTTGCAACGCGCGTAGTCGAGTGCGGCTTCGAGCACGGTAGGGATGGTCTGCGCTTGCGGGCTCATTGCTCATCCTTCCTTGGTTCGAAGCGCACGTTCGGATCGATCACGTGATCTTTCCTCCGAGTTCATGGCTCCATGAAAACCCTGGGTGTGGTGTACTTTCCCCTTTCGACGCGCACCAATGCAGCGCAGCGCAGCTTCTCTGCATCAGCGAGTGAGTAAGAACGCAGGGCGTAATGAAAAGCCTTTGCTTCGCCTTCGGTGACGAAGCCGAACATGGTTTCGTCGCCTATAACATCACTCTCAATGACGACCCAAAGGGTGTGCTGACCGTCGGAGCCTTTGACGACTTTCATAACGCGCCTCTCACGTGATCTTCCCTCCCAGTTTGTAGAAAAGGTTGTGCAAATATTGATGCTGCTTCGGCGTGGGCTCGCGGCCGTACACGGTGCGCGACGCCATGTCGTCGACGAACTTGTGATGCTTCTCCGGAAGCCGGTGCTTCTCGCGCTGCACGAACAACGCAACCTCGGTCCACTCCAACGTGCCATCGGTGTTGCGAAATGCGCCGGTCCCGTGCTGCTTGCTCTCCGCCGCCTTCACGCCTTCGGCGTAGCCTTCGATGCGAGCGCTTTCGATCGCAGTGTTGATTTTCTGCTTGTCGGCGTCGCTCAGGCCGCCGTTTGCTTTTTCGACGTGCTCGGCAAGATCGTGGAAACTTTGGCCGTAGGATTCCAACAAGCGCGCAATGGCGCATAGGGCGGCGAAGGCTTCGCCTTGGCTGTTCGATGCCAATAAGCGGATCGGTTTGCCGAGCTTGATGGCGAATTGGGGCGGAAGCGCCATGGCTCACTGGCTCCTCTCCGCTCGTGGCACCCACGTGATCGAAGCCTTGATCCAGGCGACGATGTCCTCGCGTTGGATGAACTCGCGCACCTGTCGCGAAAATCCCTCCGCCGCTTGGAGGCGCGTTGCCGCGTCCGGCGCGCCCATGCACATCGATGTAACCACCGCCAATGTCAGGGCGGTATCCGCTTCGGCGCCGTCAGCTCCGGCCAAGATCGCCAAGATGCCGTCAGTAAGCCGCACGACGCTATCTTGCTGGAGCTCGTTGTCGTCAGTCATTTGATCCCCCAGCATCGTTCGCGGTGACCGCACATTCGGCACCTCCAGTCCTCCGGATCGTCATACGCGCGCGGAAGTAACTCACCGGCACGCGTTGCCTCGATGATATTGGCCGCACGGTCACTCCAGAGCTGTGCGAGCTCAGCATTGAACGGCACAAGAAAATGAAGAAATTCGCAGGTATCGGCGTTCACCGCGGTGAATAGCGCGGGATTTGTGATTTCGAGATATGCTTGATAGAGCGCGACCTGCACGGAGTATTGCGGGAAAGCTTTTACCAGGCCGTCGCGTTCAACCGCGCGCCAGTTCTTGGCGTTGAGACACTTGCACTCCCAGATCAGTGGATAGATGACGTAAGCGCCCGGCAGGTCGGGGCCGTGGATGATGATCCCGTCGGCGTGGCCGCGCAGCGCGCCATTCACGGCGCTGAAGGCGAGCGTTTCAGGTGGCGCGAATTTGAAACCGGCGGCTATAAGATGCTGGCGCGTGCGCTGCTCGGCGTGGTGCCCGCGGTCGAAGATCGCGCGCACCCGGGCTGGCAGCACGGGTTTACACCACCACGAGTACTGCACCTTACGTGCGCAATCGTCTCCGACGATCGACGCGCCCAGATAGGGGCGCGGCAGCTCCGCTGCGGTTGCTGCGGCGCGCTCGATGGCGTCGTTAATGGCGCCGTTGATCGGCTCGAGGGAGAGACTGGCGCGGTTAAGGTTGAGCATCGGGAGGCTCCACAATGCGCATGCAACAACCGATTTGGGAGCGGAGGAGCGCTTCGTTTGCCACGGCGCCCATACCAATCAGTACAATGCCAGTGCCGGGTTCCTTGCCGACCGAGCCGTCCGGCCGGTGAAATTTGGTCTTGCCGTTGGGAAAGCAGAGCAGTTGTGCGTTGGGGACGACGACCTCATGGAACCAGTCGGCGCTTGTGCGGGCAGCGCACAGCGCAACCCCATTGCCGTGGGTGAAGAACTTGCGCAGCCAGGGCACCTGTCCGCGCCTTCCGCCGAACGGCGGATTTAGCCAAGTGAGCCCGAACCATGGTTGCTGCAAGCCATCGTCGGCTTTGGTGTAGGTCCTCAGTGCAGGCACGTGGCATAGGCCCGGACCAGGACTGGCAGGATCCAAATCGAAAGTGAGGCCGAGCGCGTCGAAGATGAACTTCGGCGTGTACCAGTCGCTCGTTGCGCCGATGCAGGGCTCATGCTCGGCCATAACCCGCCTCTTAAAGACCAATCTCGTCGTTGAACTCGTCGGGTGTCATCAGCGGCCCGCCGCCTGCGGCGTTGGCCTGGCGCGCGATCGTGCTGGCGCTCGCTTTACGAGTGACGCCCTTGTCGCTGAAGTCGCGTGCGATCACGGCCCTGCGGATCAGCGGCATCGCCTTCAATAGAAATTCGACGATGGTCTCGCGCGGCCATTGCGCGAGCGGCTTCGACCAGTCGAGGATGTCTGCGCACGCGTCGGCCAGCTCCGGTAGGATCGCCGCCACCGCGCCGGCGTCCCATGGCTGCGGATCGAGCGCGATCATTCGGATGGTACGCTCGGTGTCGAGTTGTTCTGCGGCGGCTTGCTGAGCTCGCACGCCGATCCAAGCGAACAGGATTGCAGCGACGATCCAGCCCCACTCGGTATCGCTCAATCGCCCGATCGGTGTGCCGGGTGGAATGGGGCCGTCCATCTGGACGACCCCACGCGCAGCTTCGATGGCGGCAGCGGTAGCGTCCCGCTGCCACTGGTCTTCGAGCGCAGAGAGAGAGACCTCTCCGACGGTGCGGATCTTCTTCACGACGCCCACCCCGGCCGCGCGATGGGCGGCGCAGCACTTGACGGCGCTGCGGCCTGAGCTCCGCCGGCCTCGCCGCCCCCGCCGTTGAACGGCGGTGGCTGCTCGACCGGATGCCACTCTTTCTTGTCGGGCGTGATCACCGCCGCGAGAACGTTCTTGTCGGGCCAGTTCTCGCCGGAGCCGTCGTTCTTCGGCTTGCCCTTCTCGACGCCGATCTTGCCGATGATGGTCATGCCATCGAACTGCTTGAGACCGACCGTGCGAGCGGCGCGCGCCTGCGGGCTGACGTCGTCGGGTTTGAGCCCGAGCGCGCTATCGAGGCACGCCTTGAGCGTGCCGCGACTATAATCGGCAGCCTGCTCCTGACCTGGCGTGGTGCCCTTCAGGATCCAGTACTCCCAAAGCCGGCGACCCCTGCAGTTCCCGTCGGCGACGACGAACTCGACCTCGAGCATCTCGCAGAGGCCGTCTTTCGAGCGTTTGCACATCCCGTCCTCGCCGACGCCACCGGGGCGAAGGTGAAGGATGCATGTCGCGACCGTGCCGTGCGGGATCAATTCGTAATCCCGCGGCGGCGGTGCATCGCTGTAGTCGTAAGGCATGAGCGCCTCCTATGTTTGAGCGGGTTGCTCGGGTGAAATGACAGTGAAGGGTTTGCGCTGGCCAGGACTGGTAAGTTTTTCGATCAGCGCGCCAAGGTTCGGCGGTTCGAATTGCTCGAGCCGACCGGAACGATCTTTTGCCGGATAGCCCCAAGGATTAGGAGATGTTGCAACGAACACACGCACCGGCTTGCGATCACCGAAATCAACCCAAGTCATGGTGATGATTTCGTCGACGATCGCTGGCAGTTCGCGCCCGGTTTTTCCGCCCTCGATTTGCGGCTGCCACGTTGAGATGTTCAGCTCGTCGGTGTTTTTCTCCAACACCGCCACGGACACGACCGTGCGCTCACGCGCGTGTTGCAGTTGATTGAGCCAGCCCACCATGCTGCGACCGTGCAGCCCGTAGATCGCGCGTAGATCCTTGCGCCCGCGATCGCTGGTCGCCTCTGGCGCTTGCTCTGCCGCCGCAAAGCTAAGCCTGGCAGCGGCGGTCAGGCTATCGATGAATAAGATGCGGTACTGTGCGAACTGCGCGAGCTCGGGGTTCTTCATGACTTCGTTGTAGTGCGCCTCGCTGTAGGCGGCGGTCGGCGGCAACGCCGGATTGGGACCGCCGAGGGCGCATGCGAGGTCGCGGCATTCGTTCCATGTCCGCGGACGCACGCTCGCGACGGAAAGATCGGCCACGGCGATATCGCCAGCCTCGATATCGACGAACAGGGTTGACGCTAGTAGCTCAGCGCTCAGGGTGCGGAGCAAACTAGTCTTGCCAACCCCGCTCGGACCAAAGATCGCGATTTTTGGGCCGCCCTTTTGCGCAAGGCGCTGGTCCGCCGTGATGATCTTCATGGCGCGCGCCTCACTCCGCCGGAAGCGGATGCCGCCCGCGCTAGAGAATCTGCATAGGCGCGTATCTCGGCTACATTGGCGCGACGGCCTTTCCGCTTACGAGGTCGCTGATTGGCGCGTTGCGTCACGGCGTCAGCCCAACGCATATTGTTCGGCTCATAGCCGCGGTTGTTGTCGATGCGATCAAGCGACAGGCCGTCCTGCGGATCGAGCACGTCGGCGAAGAAAGCTAAAAAGTCGTCGCGATAGTCCGGATGGAAGCCGATGTTGCGGCCGCCGTAGTTGGGATAGTCTTTGTTGTTTGGGTTGGTGCAGCGCTGTTTTAGATGCTGCCAAGCGTCATACGCGCGAGTGTGTTGGCCCCGGACGGCATGGCCATGCTTTGTGTTGCGCTTTGTCGTTTGCTCTCGTGACAGGCATCCGCAACTTTTTGAGTAACCCGCACGTAAATTGCATCCAAACACAATGCGTTCCACACCGCAGTCGCATCGACAGCGCCAAAGAGTGAAGGTCGCCTTGCCGTAGCGGCGTCGCTCTGGATTGAGCGCAACCACCTTCCAGCGGCCGAAGCGCTGTCCGGTGATGTCAATCAATCTACCCATGATTTGCTCCCATGAGTCGCTTCGGCTCTTTTCGGAACTAGAAAGGGCCGCCGCATTCGCGCGCGCGGCCCGTGTCGTTCTCGGGTCAACGCCTGTTGTTGGCCGCGATCAGAAGATCGAGCGCGGTGTCGAGGCCGACCATGTCAGCTAACGCGGCCGCCATCGCCGCCGGGCTCGTCGGCGTCTCTGAGTGGGCGGTGTCGTCGCTCAACGCAGTCTGCGACCGGATTTCGTCGCGCAAGTCGGCTTGCGAGACGTGAAGCATGTCGCAGGTCTGCTTGAGCGAAGGATTGACCTTGAGCTGGCCGAGCTTGTAGGCGGCCGCCATGCTCAGACGGTCGTTGTAGGGCCGCTGAAGCAGGCCACGGCCAGAGACAACACCGTTGCCTTGGCCGTTGCCGTGGCCATTGTGGTGGCCGTTGCCGTGGTCGTCGCCTTGGCCGTTGCCGAAAAATGCTTGTCCCGCGGGACCTGTAGATGTAGAAAGCCGATCGAGGAGCTTCATAGCTAGCCTCAGTTCCTTTGGCCCCTGGCAGCTGCCTTGTGAGGGAATGGCTGCCGGGGCCTGCATCACCGTTCAGTAGTTCCGTCCGAGAAAATCCTTTCGGTGGTGACCTAACCGTCTCAGACGCTGTTCCTTATTCAGCCGCTTCCGTTTCCGCCGTCGCGGCCGAGGTCTCGGTCACCGAGGTCGCGGTCGCCGTCTCGGATTCGCGTGCGGCCGGTGCCCGGGATCGTCGTATGACGGTGGCGGCCGTGGTGGTGGTGGTGGTGTGAAAAATGAAACGGGCCGCCGACAGGGTGCCGGCGACCCGCTAAAAGGGCGAGCAATCTCGTCCTTCTATCGGTGAAAGTGCAACCTGTAAACGGGCGCGGCGCGGCAGAGTCGCAAGCGGCGCGCCCAATTTTTGGCACTCTTACGGTCCGGCGTTTCCCGCCTGTGTCGCTCCTTTTGCGGCGACGCGGCCCGGCTATGGTGACCGTCACACCCTTCCCAACGTGCGGATTTGCAGAGTCCCGCGCGGCACCATCTTCTGGTGCTGGTCGCTCGATGTATCGCGCTTGCCCTATATCGGAAGGGGTTACGCGCGCGCTCTCTATCGCCCGCATTGGCGCGGCGGTCTCAAACGACACGGGGGCCGAACCCCATCAGGCCGTCGGCGGTTCATGCCGCCTAGTTGACGCTTCTCAGCGTGGCCTTTGTGCCGTCTGGTAGTCGGTTGGGGGATTTGCTCGCCCCCGCCGCACACCTTTTCGAGACAAGCCTCCGCCGGTCGCGGGCGGCGTCGCCACCAGCGGAAGTACGCACACAAAAAAAGAATTCAGACGTTTAGGCTCGGCGCGCGGTGCCGTTCGCAATCGCGAGCGCGTGTTTGAGCTGCATGCCGTCCCGTCGCGGGCTGAGCTTGACGATGAACTCTGGATAGGTGCGCCGGAGGTTGTCAGCACTCATGGACGTGATCTGCTCAACCACTGGCATTTTCTTCACGCTTTCAAGCTCGAGCCACGATGGCGGCCTCTCGCCGAAATCGGTGCTCACGTCTGGGCGACCTCCTATGCGCCTTAAGCGAAACACTAGGCGCGTGCGGCGCACTTGAACAATATACGTGCCTGTCCGAAGCCGTAGATTCTCCCGCACGCGGCAAACTTTTCCCGCATGCGGGATTCCGAATATGCGGGATCGTTTGCGGGAATTCTTCCCGCATGTGCGGGATCGTTTGCGGGGTCAGTTACTGCGTTGCTTTGCACGCCACGCGCGATAAGACTTCAAAAACCTACGGCACGTATCCTCGCTCGGATGCCGTTGTGGCAGTTTATCGCCCTGTTTCCGTGCCTGGTCATTCCGCCACTTGGTAACCTTACGGCACAATTCCGCGGCACCGAGCTTCTCAGGTAAGCTCCCGCCACAAAGATCACGCATCATCGCGTCCCAGATCGCTTCCTGCTGCCAGCCCTTTAGTCCCAACATCTGCAACGTCGGAAACGACGGCTCCAATGTGGATGTGGTCTTGTCTCCGAGCTCCTCCCCTGGCGTGGCCGAGGCGGACTCATGCTCCGGCGGTGCAGCCTCGACAAGCTGCGCGATTGGGGCGGTAGGCTCCTGCGGTGGCGGGGATGGCGTCGGCGGCCGCGGCATGAGCCCCCGCGCCACCAGTCTGTCCATGACGTCACCGTGGTGGAAACGGACCCCACTCGCCGTCAAGCTGGTTGATGCACACGGGTCATAGGTCGGCCAGCTGTTGCCTATGCCGTCCGAACCGAACCCTGAGAGCGGCCCCACCCAAGCTGCGCAACTGGTAGGCCAATCTACGTTGAGGCGCGAACGCTCGTCGCGACGCCAGAAAAAGGGGCGCCCGCGGGCGGCCGCGAACATAATCCTCAACGATGGGTAAGCCTGAAAATCACCGCGAACCACAAGATCGTCGCAGTCCCAGCGGATGAGCCCCTTTGCCAGATCATCGAGCAGCGAGTCCATGACTTCCATGGCTCGCTCCTCGGAGCCGACGAGCTTGACGACGAAAACGAGCTCGGCGCTAGCCAGCCACCAATCGGTAGGTGTGGTATCGTCCTCGTCAGTCCCAGCCATTGGACCACTCGATGGTTGCGGATAGGGCCGGCCTCGACGTCCAACCGTCGACCGGCCCGCCTTACGTCAGCGCAAGGCTACGACATTACTCGTCCGTCCTTCAACGAGCGCCAGCACATGCTCGCTCCAGCGCACCAGCGCCGCCTTCACAGCACGTTCATAAGGACTTCGATTGTAGACGCCGGCAGGACCGGCGCGGTGGCCGCTGTAGTGGTTCAACACCGCCTCGATGATGTGCGGTTCGATCCCGATGTCGGCCATCTTAGTGGCGACGGTCCTGCGGATGTCGTGCAGCCGCCAAGGCTTCACCGCACCGGCGAGACGGCGATCCAACGCCGCTCTGCCGTGGTCCCATCCGCTGAAGCCGCGGCCGGCCCGGGCGCCGAAGAGATAATCACGCTCGCCCCGCGGGACCATGCCGATGATAGCGAGCGCCACCTGCGGCAGCGTGAGCTTATGGGCACGGTGGTTCTTGGATCGCTCTTTGGGCAATGTCCACGTCCCGGTACCGAGATCGAACTCATCGGCGCGCATGCCACCGATTTCACCGCGGCGGGCACCGGTGAGGATCAACAACCGAGTGATGCGACCGAAGTCGTCATCGCCGCAGGCGTTCCAGATGGCGACGAGCTCGGCATCGGAGAGCACGCGATCGCGCGGCTTCGAATCGACGGGCTTACGCGTGCCAACCACTGGATTGGCCGATGCCCAGCCTTCCTCCATCGCCCACTTGAATAGCGCCGAGATGGCACGCCTAGCGGCCGCGGCGGTGTGGGCACTGTGAACGCGGGCGATGGCGGAGAGCCGGGCCGCGACGTCGGGATGGGAGATCTCGTTGATTGCCGTCGCATGCAGCGGCCGGAAATACGGGCCGGTGAGATAGAGCTTGGCAATCCTGTGAGAGACCGGGCGCAACTCATTCCGCTTGAGCGCGAGATAGACGTCGGCCACCTTGGCGAAGGTGCGCTCGGCCGCTAGCCGCTGCGCCGCCTTCTTGGCTTGCGGATCCTCCCCGAGCGCGGCGCGGGCGAGGATCTTACGCGCGCCGTCACGCGCCTGCGCCAGAGTCAGCCGCTCGGTCGTGCCGAGCGTGACGCGCCGGGTGCGGCCGCTAGCGCGGTACTGCACGATGTACGTGCGCCGGCGCCCCTGCAGCCGCAGCCCGAATCCCGCGAGCGTTGCGTCCCATGCGAACGTTTCGCTTTTCCCTGCGGTGAGGGTCAGCGTGCCGACGGTCGTAGCGTCGAGTTTCAGCTTCATGGGTCGCCTGTTTTAGGAAGCACATAGGAAGCAGCAGGAGCTGGCTCCTGCGCCTTGTGCGAAGTTAGTTAACGAGAAATGCCCAGAAAACAAGAGCTCTGCGTCGCCTGCGGTTTCCTGCGGCTAAACCGATCTTAACGATTCGTTAACACCCGCCGGAGCTACAATCCTCCTGTCGACAACGGGCTTTTGTCGAGCGCCGCGGCCGCGATTCGAAAGCGGCAGCACCACGGCGAGAGAATTCACAATAGTTGACGCGTGGCGCCCGATTGTCGCCAAAAACGATTTGTACCCGCCCTCGT